CTGGCTTCTCTATATTCAAATCTTGTAACTGTTGTGCTGCAGCGTTCCATGCTAAATCTGCATCTTCTTCTAACCACCTATCTAAAACAGCAGTATCTATGGTATCACCTACAGCATACTGAGCATTCTCTTCTGGACTTAACAAGTGTCCAGTACCACATGTAGCCTTGCCTAGTGTGTCTAGATACACTTCTTCTCTATAGCCTTCACGAAGTCTTAGATGTTCTGTGAAGTTTTTGAAATATTCTGAACTCATCCTTTATACAATCTTCTTACCTTACCACCTTTGTAGTATAACTCTGTATAAGGCTCACCTGTAAATGGATTAATAGGTTCTGCACTAGCTTGAACAGCATAGCTTTGATCACCCATTCTATCTTTTCTTTCCATTGGTATCGGAGCTGCATTAGGTACTGGATAGTCTTCAGATACTTTACCACCCTCTATATATATTTTTCTTTTCTTTCTTTTCTCTATTTTTTTCTCTTGCTCTTGTAATGTTTCTTCCCACTCTAATCCTCTGGACAAATCTTTAAAGAAAGGAATAGTAGCCTCTCCTAAATTAATTCCACTTTTTGCTATGTCTCCTTCTATAGCAATGCCCCTAATAGAATCCCAAAAATCATCTATTAATCTAAGAACAGGGGCTACGCCCTCAGCCACACTAGTATCTCCATAATCACCACGAGAAGCATTAGCTATTTTATCTAAATACCAAGGCATAAACTGCATAGAAAATATCATTGTATCTCCTATATTCTTTTTATCAAGCAGATAATCCCAGTTCCATGCCTCTTCTGCATACTCCTTACTACTACTAAGATTTAATTGTGCTGCCCTTACTCCTCCATATAGTACTGTAGCAGCCATCATTCTAACAGCTAGGACAGCTTCTCCATTTTCCATACGTGAAACTAAAGCGTTAGTCTGTGAAGATTTAGCTTGTGCCCAAGATAAGAAACTTCCTAAAAATCTAATGGGAGGATAATTTGATTGAGCAAAAATCCTTCTATTACCAATCGTAGGTATTAGAGCATCTCTTTCAGTAGCTTTCCATCCTGCCCTACTAATAATTCTTTTACCCATAGCATCAGCATAAGCATCATCCATTGTTTTAAATTTGTTTAGATATAAGGCAGCTTGTTTGTTCATGCCTAGACCTTGTAATTCTCTAGTTAGTCTGTTAGAAACCTTACCTTTTGTTTTTGAAATTACTTCCCCTAAATCAAAAGCTCTATAAGCACCTGCATCATAAGCCATGTCTCTAGCAAACCTAGTAATTCTACCTAACTGTACAAATTCAAAAAATCTACGTTGATACTCTGCAGCCATCTTTTCTATTTTACCACCTAAGCCACTTCCTGCTTTACTAGCATCTAACATCCAAGCAGAAGTTTCTTGATGAAGTGTAGCATCATATCTTTTATTTCCCCATACTCTATCAAAGAATTTTAAATCCCCATAAGTTTCGTTATTAGCCAATGTTTTAGAAGGTCTAGCCAATTCTCCAGAGTCAGCTAATTTTTTAGTCCTGTTTATAGAAGCCTTATAAGCAGCTCTAAAGCCACTATTTTGTATAGTTTGTAATATATCACCAAGACTAGGCAAGGCTACTTTAGTTAATGTAGTGGTACTTAACACAGCTTGAAGAACACTATACGTTGTCCTCCAATTATCTGAATCCCCTCTTATCTTATCAGCACCAAACCTACCAAAATAAGCATCAACACTATCTTTTAATTTTTTTAATTCATGGTCGAGCATCTTAGTATGAACTGCATCATCCCCATATTTAGCAAATTCAGTATGAAGCTCTCTTATAGTATTTCTAATTCCTTCTCCTTTAGAACCAAATCTTCTGGAAAATTCTGATATACGAACAGTATTAGCAAACAAAGCTTCAAAAGTTTTTCTAGGATCATTCTCTAAGAAATTAGCTATCATAGCCCTAGCTTCTTGATCACGTAAAACTCTTTCATGTTCAAAATGTCTAGCAGCAGATATTAATACATCTGGTTCAGCTTCCTTAGACCCTGCAAATAATCTACCACCCTTTGCTAAATTTTTTATATTGGCAGCATTAACATCTGCAGCCCATATAGAGCCTCTCTCTCTTCCTGTAAATCCATTTATATACCTTCTTGCTTGATCTTCAGCGTCTTCATGTTTTAATGGCTTAAATTTTCCCGCATTTATTTTTCTTCCATCTTTTAAAGTAATAATTCTATTAAACTTAATATCATTTAGTCTTTGTACTTTAAAAGCCTCTATTAATATATTTCTTAATACATCTTCATCTGCAGTAGCTTTTAATATTTGAGTTAACCCATAAGACTCTTCTTTTACAAATTTAATACCTGTTGATTCAACATATTTTGTAAACCTTTCTCGTAATTCTTCTAGTTCTCTAGCAACTTTATTAGCCTCTACATTACTTTTATCTCCTCTCTGTAAGAAACTAAACTTAGCTGTGGGTGGCATGTTTCTTTCTTGAACAATTCTACCAGCAGCTAATAAAGTATCATCATCAACACGAGCAGTCACTAGTGCAAGTTCCCTCCTCCATAAATTTGTAACTTGAAATGCCATATCTTCTACTGAATCTTCTAAGACAACACCTGTTTTCACACCAGCCCCTTGAAGATTAAACATCTTTGCAGCAAATCTTTGGAGTATTGGATGAGATGCTATAAGTTTTTGAGCATGAGAACCTGATAAAACTTCTCTAACTTTACTTAATGTAGCTCTTCTAACTTGATTTTTAGTAGTCTCCTCAACTGCATCTAATATTTTTTGTTTATCTTTAGGTTTAAGATAAGCAGCAGCGTTTATTTTTTTCCATAAAACTCCTCCTGTAGCCCCTGCTAAAGTCCAACCAGCTATCCACCTATCAGGATTTTCTTGATCATCTGCTGTAACCATACCAAAAGCTGCTCCAGCCCCAGCTCCTATAATAGGCTTAACAGTATTATATGTAACCCACGATGCAAATTCAGGAGTTAGTACACCTTTCTTAAATGCTTCTCTTATACTAATTTCAGCAATACTACCTAAATCTTCAGGTATCCTACTTTCAATTTCTTTAATTTCTTTTTGTGCTTTTAATTTATCTGCGTTTAATTTTTTCCTTTCAGCATTTAATTTTAATCTTGTTACTTGATCATCTAAAACTTTTTGATCTTTTTTTGTAGCCCTATATACTTTCTGAACCCAAGCTAATTCTTTAGCATATTCATCTGGAGGTATCTTAGCTTCAAAATTAGCCCTTGATCCTATATCTGCACGACCCTTACCAAATTTATCACGATAAAGTCTTTGCCATGCAACAGACTCTAACATGCTTGTATTAACATTAAAGCCTTTGTAATCATCTTTTACAAAACTCCATTTATGATGCCAGATTGCATTACTAGAACCTTGATTAATTTTTCCTTCTCTATTTAAAGTAAAATACTTACCTACTGTAGGCTCTGAAACTTTATCAAAATTTGGAGAATTATTTAAACGTACAGTTTTTAACTTTTTATCAAATACAAGTGTGTTATGTTCTCCAAACTTAGCAGTTTTAGCTAACTTTTTAACTTCAGTATATTGTTTTGCCCAAAGCGTACCACCATCAGCTTTATCTAATTCTCTTATAACATCTTTAGCATATTTAGAATGAACATAAATTTTACTACCTATTTGAGAACCAACACCAGCAGGAGTCCATCTTCCTTTAGAACCAAGACTCATTGACCATTTAGCAGGAGTTAAAGCAAGTGGGTCAGCAATCTTATTAGCTGCGTTGGCTATCTTAGCTTCTACAATAACCATACCACGTGCAGCAGTATCTTTTATAATATTGAACTCACTAAATAAAGGCAGTACTTTTAAATCATCAATTAAAGCTTCCGCACTTTTATAACCTTTTTGAAAAGTTCCTTTAGAAGTAACAATACCATCAGCAAATAGTTGTCCTTTTTTAGTTACATCAGTACCACGTACAGCAAAGAAGGCTGAACCGCCTGTTTTAACAGAAGTAGCAGCGTCTATTACCGCTTGTTTTCTAATAGAGGGAGGGAGTGTGTTTAAGACATAAGGAGAGTAAACTATATCAAAGTCACCTTTACCAAGCTTTGCCTCAGCTTTAGCAAAAGGACCATAAGGATCATAATGAGTAACATTTTTAGAACCAAACTTATCATTAAGAAATTTAATGTCTGGATTTTTTGCATTACCTGCACCAACATGTAGAACTTTAGTTCCTTTCGTTACCTCAATATTTGCAAATAATGTTTTAGTTGGAAGACTAGGTACTTTACGAGATATACGAGTTCTCTCAGAAGACTTAGCTAATTCAAGTTCTGCATCAACAGCTTCATGTTGAAGGTATAAAGCTTTTCTTGATCCTAAAACTTCTGCTTTACCTGTTTTAGGCTTTTCTAGATTTCTTAATTCCTGTTTTAGATCACTAAGTCTTTTTTGTATAACAGTTACAAGCGTATGTCTTGGTCCAGCTTCAGCACTAGCATCTAAAAAGTTTTGATAATGAGGTAGACTGTCTACTAAAGAATCGTCTAAAGCTTCATTAGCTGTAGCCTTATTAATTTTAGGTTGCTCAGGTTGTTTATCTATTTTAATTTTTTTATTTATTACCTTACCTGTTTCATCTGTAACCTCTACTACTTCATCTACTGCAGCCCTAGCCCTTGCAGCAAAAGAAGCTGCAATATAAGTAGTTGCACCCCCAAGAGGAGCAGCAATAGCAATAGATAAAGGACTAACCTCTCCATATAATGCTTCTTCTCTTAATGCTATATCTGCTGAAGCTATACCAGCACCAGCAGTAGCGTAAGCAGCTTTACCTGCCTTAGCTATTCTTGCCCAAGGTAACAACCAATATCCGGGGTCTGCAATACCAGCCATAACCCTTCCTACAATTACTTCAGCATCTTCTTCCCTTCCCCTAAACTCTGGAAACAGTTCTAATATTTCTTCTTGTCGAGCTGCTTCTATTTCTCTAGATACCTCATGGTAATCTCTGCCCTCTGCCCAAGATTTAAACCTAGCTGAACCAAGTCTAAATATATTAGATAAAAGCCAAGGCTCTTGTTTCATACCATAGGCTATCTTTCTTTCCCATGATGGCTCTCCAGCTTCAGGAACAAAGTCAGGGTCTTCACCAGCCAATTCAGGATCAGTATCTTGAGTTATAAAATCAATAAAACTTCTTTTAACACTCGGAGCAATTTGTTCTGGAGGATCGGCAGGAATTAACTTTGATTCTCTTTCAACCGGAACTTCCTCTTCAGTTGTAGGTGTTGCTGCTATTTCCTCTTCTTCAACAACAGGAGGAGGCTCTTCAACAACAGGCTCTTCTTCGGCTTCTATTACACCAAGCTCTTCTAGTTGTCTTTGAAGTTCTTCTTCGTCTTCTCGTTTACGTCTTTCTTCCTCTGTTTCTATGGGAAGAACCTGTTCATCTATAGAACCAGAAGTTATATAATTTAAAAATGATTCTGTCATTTTATCTAGCTGCTAGTTGTATGTCTATATTCTTTAAATAAGCTAATGCATTTTCTTTAGTAGGCTTTCCTTTTATACCTAAAGTTTTAAAAGCATCTTCTATTCTATTAGGAGATGTGAATTTACCAGCTATATATTTTCTTTCTAAAACATTTCTAGCCCTTTCTTCAGGATCAAATTCTTTCTTAACACCTTCCCAGCTCCTACTTAAAAGAGATTTAACATTTTCTTCTATTTCTGTAGCCCTCTCTTTACTCTTTATATTTCTAGCCACCCTTTCCTCTTTTTCTCTAGCTAGTCGTTCTTCTCTTGTCTCTTCAGGCTTATGTAGGTTAATAACTGGTTCTGTTGTTGCATCTGCTAATATTTTATCATAAGTCTCGTCACCCATTTGTGTTCTTAAAGATAAAGGAGGAATCTCTTTATTTAACTCAGCAATAGTTTCTAAAATCTCCCTTTCTTGCTCTGGATATAATTCTAGAAGTTTATCCTGTTGCCTAGCTAGTACTGCATCACGATCTCTACTATTTATAATAGCAGGGTTTGAGTAGTTATCAGTTAAAACTTGTATTGGACCACCTGCATCATCAATCTCTTTTATGTAGGCAGTATTATTTCCATCGTCATCTCCCTCGTCAGTAGTTTCTCTTTCTCCGGTTGCACCTAAAATATAGTCTCCAGTTTCTATACCTCTTTCTTTAGCTTGTCTATTGCTTAAAACTTCTAGCCTATTATAACCTTTTGATTCGGGGTCTGTATTAATAACAACATAATCTTTAATTACTTGTGGTAGGGCTTCTTCAAAATAATCTGACCAATCATCAGGCGGTGGCATATTAGGATTTTCTTGTCTTTCTGGATTTTGTTCCCATATTCTAAATGCTCTTGTTGCCCAATGAGTTATTAATATATTTTCTGCACCAGCTTCTCCGGGCTCATTGTACAAAGAAGAATGTTTTTCAAATAAGAATCTTTTAGTTACGCCTCCATTTATATGATATAAAGATTCAAATAAATTATCATCCATATCAATACCTGCTTCTTTTAATTTTGCCATTAGTTCTACATTATTTGGATCAAATATTTCTGGTACATCATTTAAAGTAAGGTTCTCACCGGACAATTCTCCTGCAGCACTCTCGGTAAAATCAAATAACTGATTTTTTAAATTTTGTGGAACATTTTGTAATTTTAGATTAGTACGATATTTATCTTTTTCTTCTAAATCTTTTTCTTCCTCTACAGTTGCAACAGAAGGATCACCTTGCTTTTGTTTAGTTCTATATTCTTCTGCTTTACTAGTAGCACCAAGCATAAAATTAGAATATTCCTCTGCTCTTAACTTAGATACTTCAACAGGTAATTTACCAGAATATGTTAAAGCTTCTTGAATTTCTTTATTTTTACCTAACCCCATCTTACCAACAATCTTACGCAGAAGACTAGTTTTTCTAGGATCACGAGCATTTCTTATTCCTTCAGCATAGAAACTAGTAATAGGAGCTGAGTAGCTTTCAAAATCTTTACCTAGCTGTGTTCCCCATTTATTAAGTTTCGTTTCATAGTCTTGCAGTCTAGGAGTAACATATTCTTTTATCAGTTCATTTTTTTGCTTCTGACCAAAATAAGAACCTGACGGATCAAGAGATTTCCTACTAGCTAAATCTTTAATAGCTAACATTTCATAATAATTTTTTACTTGGTCTAAATCATTTACATCAGTAACCCCTAGCTCTCTCATCTTCTTGTGTTCTGATTCAAACTTAGTTAATTTATTAAAAGAATCTTTAGCATGGTATAAATCAAATTTCTTTTGTTCTTGCATAAGCTCTACATTTTTGTTTGCTCTCCTAGCTAAGAACATATCACCAAGTTTAAAGAGTCCTAAAGCTTGATTAACTCTTTTTATTTGTCTACCTCTTTTACTCGCTTTCTTACGAGATTTTTCTCTACTAGCCAGTAAAGACTCTCCGTACTCTACTGCTGATTGACCTTCTTTAAAATCGTATGACATTTCTTATCCTCTTGCTAATAAACTATTGTTATCTTCTATCTCTTCTATAGGCTGTTGCTCTCTTTGTAAGAGACTTTCTGGTTGAAATTGTTCTAGCTCTTGTTTAATTTCTTCTGGTATAACACTCTCATCTATTCTACCTGATTTACTCCTAATAGCATTTTCTAAAGTATGTAATCCTTCTATCTCTTCAGGAGTTCCTAATTCTTCTACATCTGGATCATCGTCTTCATCTATTTTATATTTAACTCCTGATTTCTCAGCCATAGACATAATCATATACATAGTAGGCTCTACAAGCTGTAACATTAAATCAGGATTCCAAGAACCTTTTTGAAAGCCGTCTTCTAATATCATTTGAGTCATACCAGTAATAGGCATACCATCCCCTAAAGCTTGAACTATATTTGGATAAACATCTTCTTGTGTCATAAAAGAAAATAAACCATAAAGAGCACTATCCAAAGTAACATTCTCTGGTGGTTGTTCCCAAGCTTGAGGCTCGTCTGGATTAGATGTTAAGGATTGACCCGGAATTGGTCCTTCAAACTTACCAAGGTGATCAAAGACTTCTTGATTTTTTATTTCTATTGCTTCTTCTACCATTATTATTACCTATTAAACTTGTTGTGTACGCTGCATATACATATACCAAGGATCAATTCCAAATGAATTAATAACCGATTGAAAATATCCCGGATTACCAGCACCAAAGGAAGGCGTTCCTGCATACCCTTGATTTGTCCAATCAACTTGAGCTGTTTGATATGAGTCGTATAGAGGTATTGCTATATCAGCAGGTCCAGCACCATAACCATAGTCATCTTCATAACCAAGACCTGCTGCTTGTTGAGCTAAATTTATACCTCCTGATGCTGTTGAAATACCTAGACCCCATTTTTCTAATTTACTTAATCTACTAACATCTTTCCCTGTGACATCACCTAAATTTATCTTTGTATCACTCACACCTAAATCTATATCTGTAATTTCTTTAAACTTCTCATTAGACATATCAGTAGCTTTAGGAATATTAGGAATATCAAGTGGGTCTTTTTGTATAGATATACCATCTACAGTTTCATATTTTGGTTTTGGTAGTCCTGTTTGAGCATCAAATTCTATTTTTGATATATCAATATCTGGCGTATCAACTACAATAGGAGTAGTAGTTTCTAAACCTAAGAACTCTCTACCCTTGTTAAGAGTATCACCCATCCAGTTTTCAAAACCTGCATAAGCATCACCAACTCCCGGTATAGATTTTATAACATTAGAAATACCTTCTGTTACAGTACTGTAAGCATTACCTACTGCAGCACCTGCTGTGTGTATTCCTTTCATAACATTACCAAAGAATTTACCACTACTTACTAGTGTGTCTGCCCATGTACCGAACTGACCCCACCAAGCTCCTAACTGTGGCATAATCAACATCATCCCAAGCATTCCTATTGGACCAAGCTTACCTATGAAATTACCAATTCCTTTAAAAACTTTCTTGAAAGCTTTACCGATACCCTTACCAATCTTCTTGATACCTTTACCAATACCTTTTATAACCTTTTTTAAATATTTTCCCGGTTTCCAACCCATATCTTTCTCCTAATTATTATTTTTCTATATACCAACATCTACATCACCTATACCAGTAGTTGTTGTACCATACCCTGTAGCATCCACAATACTATCAATTAATCCACCTATACTAGTACTCCAATTCTCTGTAGCACCTGCCCCTTCATTACCTAAAACAGTTGCTAATAACTGAGTTTTACGTGTAGCTTCATTCTCAGAAGCTTTAAACGCATAGTCAGCCTTATCTCTTAGTTCTTGCCAAAGCATAGACATACTTGTTTTAGATAGATCAAAAGCATTCATAGCATTACGCATATTAATTTCATTTTGAACTGCTGTATTGGCTAAGTTTGTTTTACGCCTCCAATCAACATTAGACATTTCTACAGCCTGTGAATTTTGTGCATTCCATTGATCTCTAGAAAAATCTAATTGTGAATTAAATTTACTAATGTCATTTATCATAGCTGCATTAGCTTTACTAATATCAGCTTGAATACCAACTCTTCTAGCTTCTGCAGCATTCTCAGAATTTGCATTAAACTGTGACATTGCATCTGCTCTTGCAGAATTGTTTAAATCAATTTGTGTAGCCATATTAGTCATAAATTGATTAGTTTGATTCTCAGAAATCATATTTGCATTTCTAGCAGCATTATCAGCACTTTGATTACTTAACAGTCTTTGTTGTTCTTGTTGTGCTACTAAAACTCTTCCTTGTTGATCCAAATTAAGATTTGTCAAATTCATATTTAAAAATGCATCAGCATTACGAACTGCTAGTCTTTCTTGTGTGTTAAGATTTGCTACATCTAGTTGTGTTTGATTAATAGCGTTTTGTAAAACTGCTCTTTGCTCACCAGCAACTTCTTCTAAACTAGTAGTCTGTAAGAATTTCTTATTAGCAAATTCAGTTTGTACATCTACATCAAACTGTTTCATATTAAGATTAAATACTTTATCAGCAATATTTATCGCTGTTTGTTGAGCCATCTGAGCATCTTGCTGTGCTGCTTGTGCCTCAATACCAATTTGTTGCATTGCACTTTCTTTTATTGTTTGTGCATTAGATTGTGCAATCGGCATTGCTGCTTGAATAACTGCATTAAATAAGTTATCTCTACCAACTGTAGAAGCACTTAATCCTCTTGCAGCTAACATTTGATTTACAGCAGCTACGGCTGGTTTTGCCCATATAGGAATCTCGCCACTTTCCATTCCTTCTAATAAGCCTTCAATCTGTTTACCCATTAAGGCTTCTTCAGGAAGATTACCGACCATTCCTCTTTGTTCGTCAGAAAAGTCCAGTAATCTATCTTCTAAAGCTGCTGGATCGTTACCAATAAAATCAATTTCTTCGTCAGTTAAACCTGCCTTTCTTAATTGTTCTTTAGCTCTTAATACTTTAGGAAGTGTAGTTCCTGCAACTTTAACGGCACTGGCTTTTGCTGCATCATCTAACTTACCTGTAACTTTTTCTATAATTCCTCTATCTTTTTGTTCTTGAGTAAACTTTACCCCTGATGCAGAAAGTGTTAATGCCTTTTCGTTTAATTCTGCTATGTCTTCTGGGTTATTTATTGTACCTGATGCAGAATCAAAGGTTACCTCTTCCTGAACTTTAGCTGCTGTGTATCGTGCTGCTTCAGCACCTTCTCTAGTAGTCTCAGGTACTGAAGTTCTCTCTCCATTCGGACCATAAGCCCAACGCTCTCCTTCTGGAGGCATGTCTTCAGAATATACCTGATCTTCAGGAGGAGTAAAACTATACCCACCCGGCAATACTCCTGCTGCTGCTGTGCTTACTCCTGTATCAACATCTTCTTTAAAAATTGGTATTGGGTTTCCCTCTGCATCAAGAATAGGATTACCCTCTGCATCTTTGTGGAAGGTTTCGACAGTTTCTGCTGTAATATCATCTGGTGCATCCATCTTCATGGTCTCAGCGTCTTCTACGCCTTCTCCTGCACGTACAGCTTCAGGAATTACAGCTCCTTCAGGTAATCTACCTTCTGCTGCTTCTTGAACCATACGAGCACCTTGTTTTCTTCTTCTTTCGTCTTCTAAATAATCACCAGTAGTATAACCATATTCCTTTTCACCTATAACTCCCGGTGGTGAATATGTATCAGGAATTTCATACGCTTGTGTTTCTGGATTAAATACATAACCAGCAGCTTCAGCCATAGTCTTCCCTGCTTCTCCTTCAGGATAGCCTAGTGCTACCCACCAATTATCTTGATCGGGGATAGGAGGCGGCGGCGGTGG